GTCACCGTGTCGATCTCATCAGCCAGCACCCAAGCAAGGTTCAAGCCGATGATGCGTGACCAGTTTTCAAAACTGCGGCAAATTATTTTTGTATCACCGCCAGGCAGGTGCAAAACGTATTCAGGCAATGGCGACGCTCTAAACGTATACGGAATGTCGTATTGCTCTAAAAACGATTCAAAATCTGTTTGCCAAATATCACGGATCAAAGGCCCAGTTGGCTCCATGACGCAACCAACAAAACCTTGGTTCAATACCGCAAGAACGACAGCCTTTGCAGCTAAAGATCGCGTTTTGCCAGCCCCATATCCAGCAGATAGGCCAATGATTTCTGTCGTTTGATCATCGACAAAGGCAAGCTGACCAGGATGCAAATCAGCCTTGATTCGTTCGACGAGCTCAACTGTGCTTTCCTGAGTTGGCGGCGTTGCGAAGGCTAGAAGCGGCTCATCCTCTGCAATGCCAGTAAGCAGCGACATCAGATATCAAAGCGCAACAGCTTGGCTTGAGCCTCCAAAGCCTTAATTGCAACAGCAATTTGCCGATCGCTGCCAGCCTCTTTTTCGTATTCCGCAAGCCGTCTAACTGCTGCTGCTAGCCATTGAGGTCTGGCAATCTCCGAATCAGCCTCTATTAGCTTGCGCGCTCGCGCAATGTATTCATCGGTTTGCCTGCTAGACAAATCCCACTCAGTCGCAGCGTATTGAAGGATGTCAAAACGCGACCAAGATTTAATGATCAACTGGTAGATAGTGTTGACGCGCTCTTGAATTTGGAGATTAGTTGCTTTTTTGCCCATGCCCTGGAGTTTACAGGGAATTGAGCAGAGGCTAGCTCAAGAATGAGTGCGTAAGTGGTTTTTACGCCAGTAGTCCTGAAGTTGATGAACTTTGGGCTCTATAAGATGCGCTGAGTTTACATAGCCCCTGAACTCACCGACGGTGATCTGAAACCCATCTGGGAGGGTGAGGATCTTTGGATTTGGCGTAGGCGACCCAGAAAGCTCGTTCATAACGACGGAAGGCGTTGAGTTCATTTTGACGCTGTTGAGCGCGGAGATGATTGTCTTGGTTCATTGCGATCTGAAGCGGTCATAACCATCAGGTCCCAAAGAAGCTCTTCAGGTCTGCGTGGCATCCAGTAAAACGAGTCGTCGTTTTCTTTGAACGCTCGCTCTGCGCCAATCATGTTGAGAGCGACAAAGCAGTGAGCGGGTTCCCAGTCATCCAGCAGCTCGCCAGCCAACGTGTCCTGCGTTCTCGGTTCATATCCGGTGGCCTTTTGCAGGCGGTAAAGCCAATGTCGGAACAGCCTGCTGTCTTTTGTTTCGTCGTCCCATAGGAGGCCGCCGAAATAAACGAAGTAGCGGCCTCCGCTAAGCCGTGCGGTAACCACAGATGAGCCAACGATGAGATTGATGCGTTTTGGTAGAGACATTGATGAAAAAGGTTGTGGTGTCGGGGGATAGATCGGCACACTCTCGAACGAACCGCCCTGCCTTTCCTGCTCCATCCGCAGGTGTTGTATAGCTTTCAGCCTGGGTTACCCAAAACCAGGCATCAGGCTCCCCGACGATGGCTAATAGTCTGGAGCCTCTTCAATTAGGAATGTGAAGCCGCTTTCGATGGCTTCGTCTTTGAACTGTTGAAGCTCGTTTTTTGAATAAGCGTAATCATGCCAAACAAGCTCTTCATTAAGGAATGCTTGAAAGTGATAGCCGGTTGGATTTAGGAACTGATCAAGGCGACCACGAATAAGACGGAGCATCATTCAACCTGAATAGGTGTGCTGTTAATTGTTGTCCTTTTGAAGAGAATTAGGCTGCCATCCTGTTTTCTCGTAAAAAGTTCTGAGCCTAAAAAAATTGTGCTGCAGGTACTCAGACAGGCACATGCCGCACATAGCGGAAACCGACTGACCACTGAGCTTGCAAAGTTCGTCGATCATGTATTGATCCGCAACGCGAGAAAACGAGACGGATGCGCGATTGATTTTTGCAGGCATCATCCGACCTCGATAGGCGTGGTGTCAAGTTCGTAGACAAAGCCTTGACTAGCAGCCTGCTTAAGGATGGCGCGTTTTTTCTTAATGTCATCATGGTCTACCCATCCGTCCCATTCTTGGTCGCCAGTTATTGGGTTTTTAGCTTCGTAATAGTTAACTAACTTTGTTTGCGGTTTTGGCAATGAGTCTTCGTAGCGTTGCTGACTTTCGTAGCGGTTGAGAGAATCGTTGTGAAAATCCATGGTGATTGCAGTGGACAAGGTTGAGTTAGAGAATTGGCGGAAAGTGAAGGAAGCTTTGGAAGTTGCTGGGAAAACTGATTCGATGTTTTATCGAAGAGCGCTCGCGATATTGAGAGGCGAGCGCGACCCGCTGCGCTGATTAAGCGCGACTAGCAACCTCTGCGTTGATCATGGAAGCAACTTCAAGGTTGCGACCGCGTGTTGCAGCGTTTTTGGTGTTTTGAGCTTGCTTGAGGAAGTCGTTGAAGTTATCGAGCAAGATTTCAGTTGAAAGAGTCTTGCAACGATCAGCGGTCCAGAAGTTCATTTGATTTGGAGTGTGTGGCGTCTCCGCCTGATGAACATAGTATGGCATACCAGGCATAGGGTGTCAACCCATTGCCCAGTTCCTCGCTGTAGTGGGACTGACGCGCAATCGCTTCGCGACAGCCTTATAGGTCAGACCTTGTGCGCGTAAGCGCTTGGCGTTTTGTTTTGGCGTCAGGCTAAGGCGCCAGAGAATGATCAGAGGGATCATCAATAACGCCATCGCCGTTGCCAAAAGGCAAGTGATGGTTGTCATGGGATTGGTTGTTGATCAGGAGCCGTGGCGCTCAACTGATTGAATTGAATAGTCGCCCGCTGCCGTAGCAACGGGCTGGACTTTGAACCGGCAGCGCGCACGCCGTAAATCCGGGTCTAAAAAAACCTTACCCCCTGGCATGCCACCTGTCAATCCTTTTCGCTTAAGGCACAGATGACAGTGGCAACGATCGGTTCAAGCTGATGACGTGGGATGCAGTGATATTGACGCTGCACAGCACTGATCGCCTTATCGATCGCCTTACGCCCGCGAGACACCACAACAGGCTTATAGGCGGGAATCTCTGCTGTCTGGCCTTCAGGGGTCAACACAAGCTTTCTCAGCAGCTCTTGTCGACTGACGCCACGATCCAAGGCTTCTTTGTTCAGATATTGGCGCTCCTCTTCAGTTAGGCGCAAATCAACGCGGATGGGCAGAGCACGGTTGCAGTCAGGCATTAAAAATTGAAAACAGTGTTTGCTTCGCCTTTCTCAGGCGCAGGTTGACAAGGACGCACGTCTAACTCCCAGCGAAGGTTGCTAATCGTGATCATCGGATTCCCAAGCTTCTCAACAGAGATCTTGTCGGGGTTGCTTCCATCGCGAACGATAAACCCATCGCACCATCCGTCAGCCTTCAAAACCTCAACTTTGGTCTTTGGATCTATTGCGTTTGGGCTTGGATCTTTTGAATTAGACGGTAGTACGGCTGTACCGCTCTGAGAGTTCGATATATTGGATTTATTGGATTTAATTGAAAAAGATCCAAAAAATCCATTAGATCCTTGATCTGAGCCTCCCAGGGACCATTCCATCGCTGCAGCGCTCGCCATCCAATAAAGACGCGGCCTTGAGCCCGTCTCCTCTGACCGAACAGGCTCAGCAAGACCCTTGGCTTTAAGCGATCGCAGCTCACGCGAAATGTGGCCTTTTTGCTTGTCCAGCTCCGTCGCAAGCTCTTCAGCAGAAACGTCAGCGTTCAACCCAGTGCGCAATGTCAAGTAATCAAAGACAGAAGCACGCACGCCCCCTAACTCCATGATCCGCTGGCCTGCGCGTTCTACCTTTTGCGCTTGCTCAAGACCGTCTAGATAAGTCCAGCCGCCTTCTGGCATGTATTGACCCATGACGCCGCCGGACTCATTAGCGCCTCGCCCTTTGCCGGCAAACCCAACGCGACGATCAATACGAGCCAAACCGTCTTCCTCTTGCGCAACCCAGCGCATCAGCACGCCCCAACTGAAAACAGAACTGATTGAACTGCTGCCACGACATTCTGTGATCCAATCCCAAGTCGTGGGCCGTTTAACTGAATGATGGATGACAAGCAACGTTGCGCCGGTTTTGCGCAGCTGGCTGATTGCGTTGCGAATCGGCTGAGCGTATCTCGACGTGTTCTCCTCAATACCAGTTGGTTCCATCATTGAACTCAACGAGTCGATGATCACAAGCGGGAATTGATGCTTTTCAATTTCCTCTCGCATCCGCCTGATTCCGTCCTTAGTAAAGTTGTATTGCTCGCCTGTTTCCATGCTGCAGAAGAAATCAACCGAATCAGATTTCAGCGTTTGATCTTCTGAAACCAGAGTTTCGCGATGCAATAGGTGCAACCAATCGCCTTCGCTTTGGTCTGTGCCAAAAACCAAAACGGGCATTCTTTCGCTTGGAATTGAAAGATCGCGACCTAAAAACGTCGGCAGGCGATCACGCAAAGCAGCAATCAATCCCGTGGAAAACGAAGACTTACCAACTTTTGGCTGACCAATAATTACGTTTGATTCGCCAAGTTTTACCATTCCATCGAGCAAGAAAACAGATTCAGTGGCTTCTAGCTTTTGCCCTGCTCTGTAAACCTTGCCTTTGTTTAGCCTACGTTCTGCTGCCTCCAAATAAGCCTTAAGCTCATTGTCTTTTGCGTCGTCGTGGACGTCTAAATCGAAAGCCTTGTTTCTCATCAATGGCATCCAGTCTCGTTCCCTCTCTTCCTTGATTACTTTCTCCGCGTGCAACGCCAACTCCGTTAGAGCCTTTTGCAGTGGCGGTGTGATTTTTGAGCTGTTTTGAATAGACACAATCTTGCGCTTTGCTGGGTGAATAAAAGTCAGACGGCGAATAAACGCCAAGGCGTTCGAGTTCTTTGAAGGCTTTCAGCTCATCGCTTGATTCGTAGGGGTGTTGCTTGTCCCACTCATCAATGGCCTGATCTGATCGCTGTTTTTGCGTTCTGCTGTAATAACCGACTATGGCCAAGTCGTCGTCATATTCAGCCGGGAGACAATAAGGAATCCACTGAAGCAACTCAAAGGCGATTTCTTCTTTGTCGTAATTAGTCACGGACAAGCGGTTCAGGCTCTGAGGCGATGGCCTTCTGAAGCAATAGATTCACCCATCCTGTGCGCGTCACACCGATTGGGCGCTTGCGGTCTAGCTCTGCAATCACTCTGGGATCGATCAAAACCCGAGTGTTGGTGATCTGTTCAATTTGTGGCACGTTTTGGGCTTGCGTTGCTGGCAGAGTGTGCCCATAGTGAGCCGGCAATGCAACCCCTTTGTGCTCGATCCGATTCCAGAACTGGATTTTTACGAACGTGAGCATCGATATAGGTGGCGCGGAAACTGGATTCTGAACAACGTTTCAGACATCACAAGTCGCGAGTTGACGCCATACGCCAAAGCTCAAATGGAAAGGTACAAGCACGGCCCTGATGGCTGGCTTGCTAGGGGTGATGCCTGCCATCGATCTTTGGAATCGTTTTTAAAAAATGAGCCGCAAGTACATGATGAACGCTGGAACCCGTGGCTAGACACGTTGCTTGCTGATGACCTGTTCAAAGGCATCGAAGTCTTAGCGACTGAATATCGCGTTGTTGATCGATACAACAGCGTTGCTGGAAGTTTTGACTTTCTTTTGCGTTACAAAGATGACCCTGGCTTTGTCATCCTCGGCGACCTCAAAACAGTTAGCAGCAAAAAAGCTGTGTCAAGCCGCAAGCCTGCAACGGCCCAGCTAGGAGCGTACGCAAAGTTTTTAAGTACGCATGTTCCAATTTGCGTCACTGAATGCGTGACGGTTGTCTCAGGGCCAGATAAATGTAAGGTCATAAGGCAAAGCCCTCAAGACGAGTGCATCCCTGCATGGGAAGAAGTTTGGGGCCGCTTTGAAGCCACGCAACCTAAGTTTGATTTTTGATGAAGTGCCCCAAGTGCAACATGAGTTGGCTCAAGGTTATAGAGAGCCGCCATACAACAGCAGAAGCGATCAGTAGGCGCAGAAAGTGTATGAGTTGTGGCCACCACTTTGCTACTGCTGAAATTGTTGTGCCCAAAGAAAGTATTGCTTGGGTCAAGAGTGACCGTAAGAACCGCTCTAGCTTTGCGGTTGACCCAAAGCTCTTGGCGCACCTTGTAAGCGAAAGCCATGCTTCCGATAGCGAACGCTCTAAGAAGTGACATAGCCAAAAACTTGACAGGTATGCCATGACAGGCCATCATGTCGAGCAAGGCGCGAGCCTCCACACTCAAAACCAATGAAAAACTACCAATCCAACAAGCTGCGCTCTGGGTTTTATGACCCAACGCGCAGTAAAGCCAAAACCAACGTTATTGTTTCAATCGTCTTTGCTTTAATGCTTGGCGGTGCTTTCTGGTACAGCCTTACATCAACTCTTGACCAGCAACAACGTCAGCACTGTGAGCAAGGTTGGCAGCGCGCTTGCGAAAGCCTTAAGAAATGAGCGGTGGCAGCTCTTGGAACACGCGGCCTCAAGAGGTTATTGACGCTGCTAAGGCAAGAGCAAAAGCGGCTCTAAAAGAAAAAAACCCAAAGCTCACAGCGCTTGAAAAAGCGTTTTATGAAGCTTACAAAAAGCATTTGTAACTATGGGCGTCCTTATCCCCAAAGGTGTAAGTCCCATTCATCCAAACAACTAACACCAAGCACCATGAAATCTGTTGCCATCAACCTTGACGATGATCGCGCCGCCAAGCTGCAAGCGCTTTCTGACTCAACCTCTGGTCACTCGTCACAAGTGCAAGTTGCAGGTCAGACCTTTGAAGTTGAGCAGCGTAAGATTTCACCGTCTGCCATTGCTAATGGCCTTTTAAATGCAGCAATCGACAACGCCCACAGCCAGCTGCCCCAATAGCTTTACGTTCACTGTTCTTGGCAAGCCTGCCCCACAAGGCAGCAAACGCCACGTTGGCAATGGCGTCATGGTTGAGTCGAGCAATCGATGCAAGCCATGGCGTCAAGACGTAAGGCATACCGCGATGGAGTTGATTCCTGATGGATGGTATGCCAGAATGGAAAACGCAATGCTGCTGTCTATCACGTTTGTTTTTGCTCGTCCCAAAAATCATTTCAGAACAAACGGTCAGCTAAAACCATCAGCTCCAAAGCATTGCATTTCACGCATTGGCGATGTGGACAAATTAAGCAGGGCTGTCCTGGATGGCCTTACTGGTATTTGCTTTCACGACGATGCAGCCGTAATTAGTCTCATTGCGAACCGCCGCTATGCAACTGCAACAGAATCTCCCTGCGCAATCATCACCGTCACCGCCGTTTCCTAACCTTGGCAGCGTCATTACAACTGACGACGTAAGCCAAAAAGGCACCGGCAGCTACAAAGCTGATTACATCAATTGGTGTCGTGTTTCCCATTTGCTTCAGAGCCACGCCCCAGGCTGGCAATTTCATTTGGCTCATTACGTTGACAGCAGCCATGTTTGGAAAGCTCCGAACGGAACGGCTTATCTCATCGGCTATTTCACCGGCCCCAACGGTGAACGGACGCCTGACTTTCCTCAAGCCGTTATGGACAACAGGAACAATCCTGTTGCCTACGAAAAAGTCACTGCGCGTGATCTGACGGATACACACAGGAGAGCCTTAGCAGCGTGCTCGGCCTTCACCTTTGGGCTTGGCTGGCAACTTTGGGCTCGCGAAGAGGTTGAAAACCCACACCGCGAAGCTTTATCAGCTGCAAGCCCAGCGCCTAAAGTAGAAGGCGTCGCAAAGGATGATCAACCGCTGAGCGAAAACGATCGCAACCTATGCCTTGGCCTAGTTCAAGGACTTAAGCCGGACGGTCTTGCGCGATTTTGTGAAGACTTTCGACGGAGTTTTAATCTCGGAGCAGGAGACAAAGTCGCTCCAGCCTTGACAAGCGTCAAGCATCAAAATTGGATGAATGAAAACATGCACAAGTATGTCTGACATCAATGAAGCTCAACCAAATGACATTATTGACATCAAAGGCGCGGCTGATTATCAGCGCGAAATCGATTCCAAACGACGGCATCGGCATTTTCAAGTTCGGCTGGATGAACAGCTAGCCGCTCAGCTGCAGCACTACGCTGATCAGCGCCATAGCGGCGTCATCAACGCTGCCCTACAAACTCTCATCTCTAAATTTTTTAACGGAAAATGAATTATGGACTTTGTAAGCAGTTTCAACAGACGGATTGAGGTCACACCTGATGAATGGAGACAAGTTCTTGTTGATGTCATGGACACATTCGATTCCGTGTCCCTTTATTTTGAACAGGATGACAAAGCCAAGTTTTATAGCCCTGAACTTGCTTTAGGGCTCACAAGGCTTGTTATTGAACGGCACGACGCCGAGCAAGAACGCCTTGAAAAAGAGGAAACTGAATTTTACAACAATCAAACCAATGCCTGATTTCGCTCCAGACGCCTTCACCATCTTTGGCAACTTCAACAAAGATCAGAAAAAAGACGGTCACTATTGGGCCGCAATGGAAGTGCCCCTAGACGAGCTGCGCAAGCTTGTCGAATGGGCCAAGACCGCTGATCGTGTGCAAAATCAAAAAGGCGACGATTGCGTCAAGCTACGCGCCAACTTAATGCCACGCGAAAGCAAAGCAGGCAACGCTTATTTGATGATGGCTCTTAGCGATGCAAAACCGCGTCCTGTTGAAACTGCAAACAACGACGTTCCTTTCTAAGGTTGATTTGCGAGACTCCAAGGGAAGCCCTGCGCTTCCCTTTTTTATGCAGAAGCCAACGATGCGCAAGGTGATGCACGAGGGCATCTTGCAATGGGAAATCAGCTACGCCGGAATGTGCCGCTACCATCGCCAAGATTGGCAAGCGCAATGGCAATACAGCTATTTCATGCGCCTCAAGAATTGCGGACTAGACCCGGCTCACGCGCCTGACGATCCTTGCCCCTGATCCGCTGCAGGGGTTACCTAAGTGCCCTCAATAGTTGAAAGCTTATCAAGCTTAGCGGTCTGCAGGCTTCACAAAGGCATGACTTCGTCAAGTGATGCAATGTGTCCAACAGCTTGCTTTAAAAGTTTGCTTTGATAGCAATGCACCCTAGCCATTGAGGCGCATAAGTCCGCAAGAGTCTTAGCGTCACCGCAGCTTTGGATTTCTCTAATTGTTCGTTCTAGCGCCAACTCTTCCTCAAGGCTTGGCTCCACAATCATCCATTCCATAGGATCAGTCCAAGGATTGCAAGGTTTGCTTTAGTCGCTTCAACTCATCGTGGTGCTGTAGCGACTCCAATAGCTCTCGTTCAGATGAGTAAGGCTCCTCTGTGCGAAAACGTATATAGTCACCTATAGCGGGAAATAGCCAATCTTGCACTGGCAAACAATACTGCCAATTCACTGGCTGTATGCAATTCATCACTACTGTCGTCCAGAACGCAGTAACGTTGCTCCAAAAAACGTACCAGCTCATGCAACGCTTGGCATTACAGTTAGATGATTATTGTAATTGCCAGTTTCACGATAACTATGCACTGGAACGTTTGACATAGAATGGAAAACTAGCTGGCCAATTTTCATTCCTGGCCATAATGGCAAACTATGATGACGACGAACATTCTTTAGTTCAAGCGTTAATCGACTTCCATGAAATCCTGGATCGATCCAACCAGCAAGAAGATGATCAATGCCACTCCTGGCACGGCTTGACTTGAGTACAAATTGAGCACTGATATCGTCGGGGATATTAAACAACTCACGTGTCTCAGCCAAGCAAAAGTGGTTGGGGAGAAGTTTGTACGGATTATCTTCTGTTCGATCGGAGATGTCAAAACGCAATAACTCCTCTTGGTGCATCGTTTCAATCATTAAATTTTCACCAAGCAGTACATCTAAACTTGCTGGGTTTAAAAGACTTGCATCAAAAGGAACAATCATTTGACTTCCTTCGCATCTGGCCCTGATCTCCCAGTCACACAGAACCGTCATGCCAAATCAATAAAAAACTAGCTTACTCGTCATCTACAAGAATGACCCAGCCAGTCCTAGGGCCTTCAACTTCCCAGCGCGGATAGAACTCAGCTTGCCTTACTCGCGCATTGCGTCCTAAAGACGCTTTCTTGTGACCGCCTTGCACCATGTCAGGCAAACCACGTGGATCTTGCATGATCCATTCTGGATCGTTGGAATGCTTTCCCGCATACCCACTGATCACGCTCCAATGACCACAACCATTGCTACTACAGCTTGGTGACTCGCCTCGTAACAAGTTTCCGTGGTTTAGCCACCCAACTAAAACTGGTCTTCCACGCTCAACCTCTAGCTCAATAAGATCAGAGTCACCATCTTTACGAAACTCAGCATTTAAACCAAGACTTCGTAACGCTTGCAGTTGAGCCTTTACTGAAGTGGTGTCCCCAAACCGAGCACGGATTTTGTTGTATTCATCGTCTGTTTTAACCTTTTTGTAAAAGGATGCCACCATTGCAGCTGCACTGGAGAAACACTCTCTATATCCAGTGCCACTTTGGTTGTCGAGTTGTGTGAAGTAAGGCATGAGGACTTGCTGGTCAATACCACTTGCCCGCCAGGCTTCAAACCAAGCGGCATCTTCCTCCAATAATTCAGGCGGCATTGACTCTTCAAACTCTTTAATAGCTGCCAATTGGTGTGGGGTGCCACGAAAAAATTGAAAAAACGGCAATAAAGCAAGTGTCACAAGCAAAAAAATAATTATTAATCCGATCATGCCTCTAAGCAACGCCCGTTGCCAGCAAAATTGACGCTGATTTTACTTTTCAAGTCTTGTTCCTGGAAATAAATTTTGAGTAACAAAATCTACCAATTTATCGTCAACAGTGTTGTCCGTTGTCTTGCAATACGCCGTCAACAAATCAACAACTAAAATCTTGACGCCTTTGGACTGCAAAAAACGAAACAAAATTGGACGAATCAGTAGAAGCATTGGACGATTGCATTTGGTAACAGTCTAATGCCGATCCGTGTGACCTTCTAGACGTGCAACTGAACGCTCCAATTCATTCAGCCTTGCAAAGACTTCCATGTCTTTCGTCTTGATGTCATTGTGCAAAATGTCCAACCTTCCAGTCAGGTTGTCTACTGCTGTCGCCAAGCGAACTAAAGAGTCCCTGCCTTGCTGGCCTTGGCGGTTGAATCCTGAGATACCTAAACCAGCCACTGTGATTGACGCGCCAGCAACGGCGGCCCAGACTTCAACCATGAACCGCCCCTTAACGCTCCTTCATCATGGCAGAGCCTACTGAAAAGCAACAAGAAGACGGCAATTCACGCTTGGGTGATGTTGTCAAAATTGTGCTGCTTGGCTGGTCAATGGCAATCTTGACCGCAAACTACCTTGGCGTCTTTAAGCAGTCACTTGATCCAACCTATCCAGCATCAATTTTGTCTGGAACGGCTGCTTCCTTTGGTTTGGCCGTTGGAAACAACAGAAAGAAAAAAGAAGAACCTACAATTAAGGAACAGCCGTCTACCCAAAAGCCCAAATGAAACGCTTTGCACTGCTGTT